CGCCGCCTGGAAAGTTTCTGTTGTCGATATAGCGTGCCAGTGTGCGGATGCGGGTTATCTTTGCGCCCTCCAAACCGTCAGGCAAAGTCAATAGCAACGCAGTGATCGTACTCAAAATGTTGCTAACGCGAATTGTTGGTCGTGGTAATTGACCGTTGCCGCTGTACTCAAAACCATCGGCTTCAATCGGAAATGGCGTGTATTCATTGTCGTTCCAGTAAACGCTGCCATTGTTGTTAAGACTGGTGCCAGCATGAAAGCGATACAAATCATCGACACCATGTTGCGTCGTGTTGAGCTGTAGCTCAAACAGCTCAATAATCGCGCCAGGTGCAACTTCCTGTAAAGCTGAGACTGGTACAGTCATGGCTCAAATACTTGCCGGAATGTTGTCGTAATCTTGCTGCGTTGGAACTCATAGATCTCGCGGTTCCAGCTCGGGCAAATCCACTTGTACGACGTGCTGGTATCTGGCGGCGTCCAGTCAAAGCTGGCGGCATCAGCAGCGCGGGCATCAAGGAACGCTTCGATGATGTCGGCATCGGCGTCCGTTACATCAAACGTAAGGTTCCACTCCTTTGGGTTTTGATTTAGACCGAAGGTGACGCGCTGTTGGTAGCCGTCGCCAAATTGCGTCGTGCGAACCTTGGGCTCGCTACTTTTGCTGGCGGAATAAACCGGGTTGTAGCTGGGGAAGGTAGCCATCAGACTGCGAGCAAGCCTCCAGGACGTTTTTGTTTGATCAGTTCAGCTTGGACAGCAGCCGAGATGGCGCGTCCCAGTTGGTTGCCTTGCTGATCATTACCTTGGACGCTGGTGCCTTTTGCGTCCACATTAACCACGACACTTACGTTTTCACCAGCGCCAAGCTGGTTGTTAGGGACGATGGTGCCGGAGCGTCCGGGTACGAACAACTCGGGTCCGCGCTCGCCCACCATGTAAGGCATACCACCCGTGACGGGTCCGCCTTTTGCTTTTCCGGGAATAGGCACAAAATCAAGGAGGTTGGCGTCCCACTGCAACCCTTGTGAGGCAGTGCCCGCTGCACTAGCAGCGTTAGCGCCAGGGAATATCTTAAATATGGAGTTAAGGATTGTGAGCTGGATCCACTTGGCGATAATTTGTGCCGCCATATCGAGGAACTGGTCCGCAACACTTTGGAAGAAGTTGGCAAGCGCTTCTTGGGCTGTCATTGTTCCAGAAACAATGCCTTTGAAGGAGTCGCTAAACGCGGAGCCAATACCTTCGGCTACACGAATAGCTAAAGATTCGGTATCTTCAAGTTCCGCCCTAGTATTACTAATAAACTCTTGTATCTTTTTACCTGGAGCGTCGGCGATCACGCCGGCCCTTGCTTCTGCGGCCTTATCCGTAACTCCTGTGCGAAGTTTGCGTAAATCTTCTAAAGCGCTTTGTAGCGCAGGATCGTTAAGTTTTTCTAGTGTTTGAATCATGTAGTTTAATGTTCTTAACTGCGACTTCTCGATTTCATTAATAACTACTAACTGTTCTGCTAACTCAGGTTTAACGCCGCTACGCAACAAGTAACCGTATTCCCGCTCATAAGCAGCCCGGTCTTTTTGTGCCTTAATTATATCGTCTAACTGCTTTAGATTATCTAACTGAGGGCTAAGTAGACTTTCTGCCAACTTTATATCTTCAGCTTTAAGCCCGTTAATTTTTCGGAGTTTTTGGATTTGCATTTCATACGCAAGCAGTTGTTTGTTCGCTGCGGTTTCTTGACTGCTAGCAGCGCCTGAAGTATCTGTAAGCGTAGGTAAAGCGCCCATAGGTTGAAGAGCTTTAGCTTGCACTGAACTAAACGAGTTATTTACTTTTTTCAGTAGAGCATCAAACTCTCCGAGCGTAATGCTGGCTCTATATAGTGTAGTTTCATAGAACTGTAAGTCTGCCGGGGTAAGTGTACCGGGTTTGGCTCTTTCTTGCTCTATAGCGGCTTTTGCGGGAAAATATTCCACGCGAGCTGCGGTTATTTGTTCCTCAATACGGGCTCTAAGTATTGTAATTTGTCTACTAAACTCGCGCTTCGATACCTCCTCATTTTGCCGGCGAATTTGGTCGTTTATTCTAGCAATTTTGGTTTGGCTGTCTTCGTTTGCGCGGTTAATCCGCAGTGCATTGTCGTACTTATATCGCTCAATCTGTATTTGAGCTTTTGAATACTCCAGCTGTGCTTTCTCTTGCGCTGAACGAGCTTCTTCTTCAACGGCCATACGTCCAGCACGATAATTTTCAACGGCGGTCTGCACCGTGTTGATAATTTCTGCTTGCTCTGGATCGGCAGATAGTGCTCCTGTAACTGAGCGTTGTAACTGCCGTTCACGATCAAGTAGTTGTCGAGTCTTGAGTTCTTCTTGGCGAATTTTCTGTACATAATTAAGTTCTTGCTCGCGCATTCTCATGCGAGCATCTTGTACACGTCGGACTACTTGTAGATCAAAGTCAGCTTGTGCTCGCGCCGCCTCACGCACCATGTCGCGCCGCTGTTGGTCGTAAGCACGCTGCGCTTCCGCTATACGCTTATTGTTTTCTACAATAGTGTTGTACAACTCAGTGGCATCTTTAAGTAAAATTTGTTTTTCATTTTCTGCGAACTTTAAGCGCATCTGATTTTCTTGCTCTTGAGCTTTCTTACGAAGCTGACTCGTGCCGTCAGGAGCGCTAGCTCTAAACTCTTTTATTTCTTGTTCAAATTTTTTGAGGCGCTCTGCAGCATCCGCTTGTTTATTAAGTATTTCTTGTTGTACTTTACTGCTACCTAGCATACGCTCCAGGTAGCCGGTACGCACTTTTGCAAGCTGTACGAGGGTGTACTCTGCCTTGATTTGTTTATCAAGTTCAGCTAGCTGGTTTTCATACTGTTCTGTACCTTTTAATGACTGTTCGTATAAAGCGTCCCCAAGTTGTTTTGCTCCGGGGATGCGGTTAATTAAATTGGCTAACCCTGTTGCAAGCCCGTTGACAAGGAAAAATACGGCTTGTACCAGGCGTAACGCCGCATTTAGCGCAAAGATAAACGGTCCCGCAATAATGCTTAATGTTGTACCTATTGCTTTAGTGACGCCGGACCAGGCTTTCTGTAACTCATTAACAGCAGCCGCAGCTCCTTGTCCCGCAAGGCCGCCAACATCGCCTGTTTGTGCAGTTACGGCAGCGGTGGTTAGACGACGAGCTTCTGTAACATTGCCGATCTCTCTAGCAGCTCGTACCTGTTGTTCAAGCTCTGCAGTGAAGTAAACGCCTTCCTCTCGGATTTGGCTAAAGTTGCTTCCTACTGTTGCCAAGGTGTTTGCAAGACGCGCAGCTGCTAGTACCGCTTGATCCAGTGCTTGGCCTAGCGCACCACCGAGAATTTGGCCGCCAAACCCTGTCCCAACAAAAGACCCAAGTACAGAACCAAGTACACTGCCTGCACCACCTCCAAATAGCAGCGGGAAACCTGCCCCGAGTGCCAAATTTTCTCCCATCTTGCCGATGGACTTTTTCGTTCGTTCATAACCTGGTACTGGCAGCGGTCCTTCTGTCTTAAACCCTCCGCGAGCTGCACGGGCACGTTCGCGGATTATGCGAACGGATTTCTCAAGTTCTGTGTTGTAGTCTTTCTCAAGTGCGTTTTGTTTTTTCTGGAACGTCATATTTTCTAGTGCTGTCTCAATCTGTGCTTTACCCAACTCAAGGTGTAAACCCGTTGTATCCTTAATCTCCATTTGCATAGCGCTAGCCGCACCAATCACATCCTCAAATAGATTTGTCTGCGAATCTAATGTTTCTTTTACAGCTTTACCTAGACCTGTGTTACCCACAGCTTTACCTGCTTCATAAGTCGCTTCGGCGGCTGTTTTCATTGCAGGGCCGAACGCCATAGCGGCTACGACAGCTGCACCCATTGCAGTCGGGATATCACCTATTCCTTGAAGAATGTGGTTAATTATGTCTGGAACACCGCCGAGAGCATCGTTAAATGCTCCGCCGAGTTTTTCGACTGCACCAACAACTGCTTCGCCGGCAATGTTCTGTACTCCACTTAAGGGGCCTGTGTGCGCAGTCATTCCTGCAGCGACACCGCCGGCAGCAGCAGATACAGCTGCTGCACCTTTACCTAAGGCAAGTGTTCCAGCGGTAAGACCGCCTCGAATAAGGGCATTTTGCGTGCCTGTACCGATATCCTGTACTGTCTGTTTTACTTTTTCTGACTGTCCAAAAGTAACGGCATCTAAAACTGCATCGCGAACACGTTCTTCTTCGCGACGGCGCTCTCGTGTAACACGCAATCTTTCTTCTTCGAGCTGCACCGATTGGCGCAATGAATCGTGTCTTATACGAGCTATGTATTGCTCGGCTTCTCTAAGTTCGCTTGCCTGGCGCTGTAAAGCCTCGTTGGCTGTAATTGGGCCAATGGGTGCTGAATAAGCATCAGGTGCGCCACGCAATCTGGCGTACTGAGCCAGTCGGGCATTACGAGCCTGCGATGCGGCATCCTCTGCCCGCGATAAGTCGCGTAATGCGGCCGCTTGTGCAACTAACTCTTCCGTTAAACCCTGCTCACGAAGAATCTGATCCTCGATAAGGTCGTTTTGGCGCTGGCGAGCTGCGTTAGCTAGTCCGACGGCACGGACGTATTGCCTTACTGCCTCAGCCTCATCAGTCGTTCCAATAGTTACTCTATTCAAGTTTCTTACTGCTTCGTCTAAACTTCTATTGAACGAATTTAATGAAGCGTTAGGTCCAAATCTTCGTTGTGCTATTTCATCTAAACGCCTAGACAGCTCATTCGTTGTCGCATTTAAGCGATCTAAAGCCTGCTGACCTTGTATAGCAATGTTAATGTTTGCCGTGTAGTTCGAGGCCACTGCTGCTTTACCAGGCTTCTAGACAGTCTACGCAACAAAAAAGCCGCCGGGTTAGCGGCGGCGTTTGGCCTTTTCCAGTTCCTTTTGCTGGTCCTCGTTGAGGATGCTGAAGTAGGCGCTCCAGCCGAGTAATTCCTCGGCGGTCATCGTGGTCCGAACTTCGGTCAGGCTTAGGCCCAGTTCCTTGGCGACGCCAAATTGGAGCATGAGCCAGCTGTCCTTGCGGAGTTCGGCACTCAGGATTTTGGGTCGATCGGCTCGGCGTCGTCGGTCAAGATCGCCAGCATCAAGGCTTGGAGATCCTTGTCCTTGACTTCGTTCTTCAGCACATCCACTTCGCCGGCGCTGAACAGTTTGCCGCCGGATTCGTCGAGAGCCTTGGCGATCAGCAGTTGAAGTGCGAAAGCGTTGGCGTCGTCGGACTTGGCTTGCTTTTGGGCGCGTTCGCGCTCAGCCATCGTCAGCGGTGCCACCCACATTTCAAATGTGCTGCCGTCGGACAGCTCCACTACTTTTTTGACCGGCTCCAGGTTGGCGGCTTTGCGGAGGCGGTCGATTGCGCGTACAGGAACGGGCATACCAGTTCGTTGGGTATGGGAATAGTGTAGCGGAGTAGAAATAAAAAACCCCGGCGGTTAGGCCGGGGTTGCTGAACCTACTGCACCAGCAGACTATCAGGCAGAAGTGCTGAAGTCGAAGGTGGGGGTGCCGGCAGGGCGGAAGTTGACGGTCACAGACTGTGCATCGTCGGGGTTGATGTTCAGGCTGGCGGAGGTCAGCACTGCATCGAAGGCGATCGAACGGCTCAGGCTCTCGCTCAGGGTGCCGCCGCTGAAAACGCGGTCGGTGTAGAGCTTGAAGGCAGCGCCGTTTTGCTGGCGCTGCAGCACGTCCTCAATCATGCGGTTGGACAGTGCAGCATCCTCGTTGGTCATGTAGACCGTTGCGGTGCCGCTGCCATCGCCGAAGCCGCTGATGTAGCTACGGAAAGGCACGTACTGACCAGGGGTTTGACCGATGGTGGTTACGTCGATCTCAGCGCGGCTGATCTCGAAGCTCCAGTCGCGGACTTGGCCCACAACAGCGAACTCGGCGTAAGCAACCTGGAACTCGTTGGGGGCGACGGCGGTGCCATCGTCGGTGATGTCCACAGCAGAACCACCAGCAGTGGCGGAAACCTGCAGTGCGCCGGTGTTGGCGGTGTAGGAAATCACGTAGTAGGTGGTAGCCAGGCTGAGACCGGCAGGCAGAGTGCCGCTACCGGCACCGCCGGTTTGGCTGTTGACTACGCTGAACTGGACGGGATCGCCGACCTTGAAGTTCAGGTAGGGAGCCACGGTGATGGTGTCGGTGCCAGTGTTGACGCCGGATTCACCGAAGGTGCCGGTGGTGCCGGCAGGTTTGTAGTAGAGAGCGCCGGACGTGCCGGACAGAACGGTGGTGGCCATAGGGCGTACCAAGTGAACGTTGTTGGGCGGGCACTGCCCGGCTTAATACAGGTTAGCGCCTGTTACTAAGCATTACCTACGACAACACAGTTGCAACGTAGGAAGTGTCGATCCGCCCCACAAAATGAGGCGCATCCTCTGTCGCGGAAAACGTAGGCCCGTTTATCTCACCTACACGAAAAAATACACCGCTTGTGGTTTTGGCCGTGTCGTTAAGTGTTTCCAGTGCGTTTACCGCTGTTGTTAGCAGTGTTTGGTTGCGGGCTGGACCCCGCCCTTTTTCCGTGAAAATGCGGATAACAATCGCACCACGGGCATTGTCCACGCTGCTGGTAAGCGTGGGTTCGTTGGTAATACCGAAAGTAACATTGACGCGAACGTACTCAGTTGTGGTGTTAGGCGGAACTGCGGTTATGTTGTCGAAATAGACGGGTACGGCTGGCACCAAAGCGCCAAACGCTGAGAGCAGCGGATTTTCGACGGCGGCGCGGATTGCTTGGTAGTTCATTGGCCAAATCCTCGGGCTTTGTAAGTGCCAAAGCCACGACGGGCTCCGGTGCCCAAATCTCGCTTTAGTCCGCCACCGTTTACGTATGTCATGTACCAATCCAGCGGGGCGGTACTCCTATTACCTTCCCCTCCTGTATTTAACTCACCTCGACGGCCGCCATCTGGACGATCACCAAAAATAAGTCGATCAGGCGCAACGGTACCTTTAGTTAAACGCTGTTTAGGTGGGTCAAATTCGACTAGATCTTGAGCTTGGTCGGCATAACTCATCCCGTTGACAATGCGGTACAGCGTGCCGGCCTTAAATCTTGCAGCTGGTACGTTTCTCAAATCGTACTTATACACCTTCCCTTCGCTGCGGGCGCCACCGGCAGAGCCTCCGTCTGGTACCGCGTACCAGGCAGACGAGAACTTTCCAGTCCACACAGGACCTTCTTCGGCCAAGCTGTTCATAATGTCTACTGCTGCATTTCGGGCGGCTTCAATCGTTGCCTGTTTAATGTCATTTACTAAAAACGAGATGTCGCGCTTAGCCATTACTGCGGCCTCACGATTAGAGAGTGGTACACCGGGTTATCGCCGCGATAGGTGGTAATGGCGATGATCTTTGCCTCGCGGGTTGCTCCAGCTTGTGTGTACTGGATGCGGTCGGCCTCGGTGGGGTAGTACGTGCCAAGCTCGCTAGCGCCGATGATGACCTTGAGGTCGGTTGTCTGGTACAACCCCTCAGATTCACGAGGAGTGACGCGGGTGATAACGGCTTTTACTGTCACCTCAACGTCGGAACCGAAAACTACGCCGGTTGTTGGGTCGTAGCTGCGTGGTGTGTACGTTTTGATGTACGTGATGTTTTGGCCCCAGTCAGCCAAGACTGCGGTGGGGATTGGGGCGAAGGTGGTGTCGATCAAGCCCATGTCACCCTCGGAATAGACGGACGGCGTAGTTGGCGGCGCCACCCATGCAATAGGGGCCGAGGTAGGTCTGGAGCCAGGGGTACACGTCGAAGACGTTGTTGATCACGCCGCTGGTTTGGCTGGTTTTGTTGTACTTGACCTTCAGTTCGCCTAGTTCCACCTCGTCGTAGATGCCGGTCGTGCCGGTGTTGCCGGTGATGGCGTCGGTGTCGTTGGCGAGGGCTCGTGCCAGTTCGTAAGTGGCGATCTCAATGCCAACCGGAATCAGCGTGCAGGCGAGCTCGATGCCGTCAACCTTGTAATCCTCGCGCGGCCACTTCAGTGCTTGCGTTTCGCTGCAGCGGTCGCCGTAAAAACTCAGTGCGTCGATCCAGCGGGTGGCGGAGATCAGAGCGCGATTTTTCTGGTCGTTGGTCTTGTCGTCCCAGTTGGCGGAATCCGGCGTTGTCTCGAAGTAGGCGTCAGCGTCCGCCAGCGTCACATACGAGTTGGCCGAAGCCCCACCCAGAGTGGCGTCGATGACAGCGGCCACGGCTTAGTACATCCTTTGTTTGAGTC